ACTTTCGTGTATAATGTAGTTAAAGCCGCGTTTGAATGTTTCCTAGACGAACGACAAGAAGTATTTGACACACTGAAGAAAGACTACCCATGACAATGCACTTATGTGGTCCTGCCCTGTCTCTTATTGGCAAGAAGAAAGGCAAAGTTAAGTTTCGCAACGCTGAAGAGGCACGTAAGGCACGTGAGCTCGATGCTAGCTGGAAAGAGTTGCAGAAAAAATACGAGCTTGACGCCGAGGCTAAAAAGCGTCAACGTGCGTTGGCTGCACAACCACTAACTTACAAATTGTCTACGCCTCCCGGCCGCACAACCACACACAACATTCCTAGCCGCAACACAGGCGACGGTATTGCAGCCAGCAAGCCTGTGCCACAATACACTGGCACTAAGATGCTGGGTATTGGTGTGATGCACAAGTCTAACTCAGTGCCCATCTTCTCAGATGAAGAAGCTGTGGACATTTCAAAGATGCGTCGTGGCTAATCTTTACTACGAAATTAACGACGGTCTACTGGGACGGAATCTATACAAGTCAAAGTATTATGTTGTCAACACCGAGGTCAAAGGCTATCCTAAGATAAGTTTACAGATGGATTCAGAGCGTATATGGTGTGAAGATAGCACTGGAGTTCGCTTTGTGAAGAATCGGTATAATATAGATTATTCTAAAGTAGACATGCAAGAGTTCATGTGGATTAAATTAAGTTCAAAGGCAATTAATGTCTAATTACACTTACTATTATCAATTTGACGAGCCTGGTAATCAGTATTCGCCGGGCGTATATCGCACAAATTATCCTGATGGCCGAATGCTTGCTACAGCATCTAGGATTTGGGCACAGGGTCCCAAGGGCGGTGTTCAGATCGTAGGCGAATTCTGGTCGATGCCTCGTGCAAAACGTCTTGGTCACGGATACAAAACAAAGGATCCACGAGCAATGAAGGAGTTCGCCTGGGTTAAATTAACAGCAAAAGACCATGGACGTTGAAAAAGAAAACACATTCCGTGCATTAAAGGATGAGCCACTGTTGATTACATCGTGGTTATGTAGGTTTGGTTGGCATCGTTGGACACAGTGGTCAGAAGTATACTTGCCTAAGAACGGCAAAAATAACATTCAACATGGTCATTGCGGCTGTTGCAATCAAATGCGAATTAGAATAGTGGTAGGTCCAATATGATCTTAACTCTAAACTCCAATCAAGTTGAAAACTGGTTATACTATGAAACTGGCTTTGAACAACTGCATCCTTATCCGGGAATAATACAATGGATGGAAGAGCAAGGATATCAGTATCAGCGTGATTGGAAATGTTATAGAACAAGATTCAAGCGAGATTATGCTCTACAATTTCCAAACAAAGAAATTCAAACTATGTTCGTTCTGAGGTGGTCATGAAAGCGTGTGTATGGTATGATGTAGATGAAAAGATCCCGCCCAAGGCTGGTTACTACATTGCGTTCAAAGGATACAGCATGGGCGACAACGACACCAACACTGGCTATTACTATTGGGATGCCAAAAGAGCAGAGTGGCGTGACAGTAGTATAAGCCAAAGTCACTCTGCCCGTGTAATTTATTGGACAGACGCAGATCCTGGAGCCTGGTATGAAGATTACAACATGCGTCGTCGAGATGAAGTCACTGTGGCGGAAAGGGATGCGTGGGCAGTAGTAGAAAAGGCATTGGAACAATATGAAATGGTAAAGGCCTTGACCAAAGTATGAACAAAATAATTTGGGACATAGACAAAGAAGATCCAATGCACATTAAAATTTGGAACTCTGTCGAGGACTATGATTTAAAACTGCCTCCTGCTGCTAGTATTTTTTTAGGTGAAGCTATGGAATCAGCAGGTCGAGAAGCAGTAATGAACCACATCGCAGAAATTGATCGTAGTCCGTGGATACGTTCTTGGCATGCAGATCATACTTTTAAGCTGTTAAAGAGATAAACATATGAACTACAACGCAATGACAGATCTTGAACTGTTGCACTACCTAGATCTATACAGTGATGATCCCTTGATCCGCAGACTGATTGATGTGCTTACACGAACTCGCGGAGAGATCATTTCGGATTTAGAAGAAGCAGGCATGGATCCGCAGACTTGGACGTTTGGGGACGGTTGGAACAAGATGTTTCCAGGGCAGTATATCACAGATCTTGAGAAACAACTAGAATACGCCAACGATGAGCTTGATGGTGTAAGATACAAACTTGAGCAAGCAGAAGAAGAACGCGACGAACTAAAAACTCGAAGCATTATGCAGTTCATCGAGGAAGTGTGGCAGGAGAAGCGAAACAATGCTGATTTAGTAAAAGAAGCAATGACAACAATCAAAGCATACAAAGATGAAAACGACAAGCTCAAAGAGCAAATCGATATGTGGGCAGCAATGAATCGTATTAGTTAAAAGGAGAAAATTATGACATGGGAACAACAAGAAGTAGTGCGTTTACTTAAAAGCGCACCTGGTACACAATACCAAGAAGCAGACGATGTGAACAAAGCTATTATCCGCGATTGGGTCAAAAGCCTGTTGCAAAAAGGTCCAGTTACTGTGACGTTTACCAAAGCAGACGGAACTGATCGTGCTATGCTTTGCACACTAGATCCAGAACGTTTGCCCCAGGTCCCAGTAGCTGGGCCAGTGGACGGTATTGTTAAGGAAAGCAAAGAACGTAAAAAGCCCGATGAGCACAGCTTACGAGTATTCGATTTGGAGAAAAATGAGTGGCGCAGTTTCCGCTTTGATCGCCTTCAAAAAGTCAGCACGGAGATTGTGTTCGGCACTAAGTAATTGCTTATGGCGAAAGAAGATATCATTAATATGGAGGGCAAAGTTGAAGAAGTTTTGCCCGCCACAATGTTTAGAGTAAAACTAGACAACTTGGGAACCACAGTCCTGGCACATTTGTCGGGACGTATGCGAAAAAACAACATCAAAGTGTTGCTAGGAGATCGGGTTGAATTAGAATTTAGCCCTTACGATCTTACTAAAGGGCGTATTACCCGTCGCAAATAAATACAAGATGGACTTACGTAACTCTATCGATCTTGTAGAAGCAAGCACTCGTCCAGCCAAGCTGGAAACTACACCCTTGCCTTACAGCGAAAAAGATCTTGCGCCTGTAATGAGTGCAGAAACAATCAACTATCATTATGAACATTTAGCCAAAGGCTATGCAAAGCGTTACAACGCTGGAGAAGGCAATGCGAATTTTAATCGTGCTGGCAGTTTTTTACACAATAAGTTCTTCCCTCAGCTTAGGGCTCCTAAGGGCGCAAACAAACCCCGTGGTGCTATACTCGCGTTAATAGAAGAGCACTTTAAAACATACGAAGATTTCAAGATTGCTTTCAAAGAAGAAGCAATGAAAATCCAAGGTTCAGGTTGGGTTTACTTGAGCACAAGTGGGGCGATCAAGACTATCCCGAACCACCAGGTCCGCACAGATATTGCACTTTTGCTCGATATGTGGGAACATGCATTTGCCCTTCAATATCAGTGGAACAAAGAAGACTACATTGATAGCTTCTGGAAAATTGTAAATTGGGACGTTTGTAACGAACGACTGTAATCTAACCTGTTGGGTATCTGGTAAATACTTGTCAGAGGATTCAATCAATGGCTCAACAAGTTATAAACGTAGGTCTTACACCCAACGACGGCAATGGCGATCCAATACGCACAGCCTATATCAAATGTAACGACAATTTTAGCGAACTTTACAGCAGAGTTCAAGATACTCCGCCGACTACTCCTGCGGGAACAGTAGGCGATTCAGCTGGGATGGTTGCGTTTGATAGTCAATATCTATACGTTTGCGTGGCAGATTTTGATACATCTACAGAAATTTGGAGACGTGTGGCATTCGACACCACACCTTGGTAATTTACTATGGCACAACCAGTATGGATTACCCCCGAAGGCACCCTGGGAACTATCCCAGAAGGAGTGTTCTTTCAGCTGGCTATGTTGGCCGATACTGATATTGTAGCAAGTGTGACATGCACAGCAACAAGCGCGACAACAAATAGAATTACTTGCAACAGCACCGCAGGAATATACCCTGGCCTGAATGTTATATTTGGTGGCACACAAGGTACTGTGTTCGGTGGCATTAGTGCGTTGACTAGATATTTTGTATTGGATGTTTTTAGCAGCACAGAATTTTCTATCACAACATCTGAATTTACCACCACTCCCGTACCATTAAGCACAGCATCTGGGACTATGCCGGCTGCATTTAATCAGCACGTTTATTTTAACTTGCAAGCAGGACAATTGCCAGCCGGTATTCAAGTTGCAGACAATGGATTGATCATCGGAACTCCAAAAGCTGTGGCCAGCATCCAAGGCGTCCCTAGTCCAGTCAACAGAGATGTAACTAGCAAATTTACTGTTCGTGCGTATACCAAACATTATGTTGGCACCAGTTATGTTGTTGATAGAATCAGAGACAGAACATTTAGTCTCACAGTATCAGGGCCGAACCCACCTGCATTTATTACCCCAGCTGGCCTAATTGCACAATACTACGACGGATCATTGGTCAACGGATTGCAAATTCAATACACAGATCCTGATCCAAATGCCACAGTAATCGCCCGAGTGGTTGGCGGAAGTTTGCCCCAGGGTTTGTCAATGTCAACATCGGGGTTAATTACAGGATTCATTGAGCCATTGTCACAAAACGACATGGAAGCAGGCTACAGCAGAGATGGCCAGGGATACGACGAATTCTCGTTTGACTTTAGCACCATGAGTGTAAATTCAAATTATCAGTTTACTGTTGAAATCACTGATGGAATCTACAGTCAGCTTAGAACATTTAGCATTTACGTCTACAGCAAAAACATGATGACTGCAGACAACGTTGAAGTCACTGCCGACAATACGTTTGTTACTGCAGATGTTACGCCCGTTCGTCCACCGATTATAACAAACCCAGAAGGCAGCATTGGGTCAGTGAGAAGCGATAACTGGTTTGCATATCAATTCCTTGGTTATGATCTCGACGGTGACCAAATCAATTATGAATTGTTGTTTGACATTGGGGACAGTTCGGGCATTCCAGGCCTGGTACTTGATCCGAAATCGGGATGGTTGTATGGCTATATCCCTAACATGGGGTTGACAGAAAACACATACGGATTCAAAGTAAGAGTTAGCAAAGACATCAATCCACTAAGCGCCAACGAATACAGCTATAGTCTTTCTATCACTGGAGATATTAGCACAGGTGTTACTTGGTTAACTGATTCCGACCTTGGCACAATTAACAATGGTGCTACCAGCACATTATTTGTTGCTGCAGAAGTTGTGTCTGGCATCCCATTGCAATATCAATTGCTAAGTGGTAGCACATCTAGTTTGCCGCAAGGTCTACAACTGTTGCCATCAGGAAACATTGCTGGAAGAGTGAGCTTTGATACATTTGCGTTGGACCTGGGTACCACTACATTTGACGTCACAATGAATGATTTAGGTATTTCAACACAAAATACTGAAACTACATTTGACATGAAGCATACATTTACTGTGCAGGCCTACAGCGTCAATGGGCTAGTAAGTGTTTCAAAAGAATTCTATATCACTGTAGTTCGTGCTTACAACGCACCTTACAACAATTTGTATATCCAAGCTATGCCGCCGGATAACGACAGAGCAATTATACAAAACTTATTGCAAAACGCTGATATATTCCAAAATGACTTGTTGTATCGTCCAGATGATCCAAACTTTGGACGGGCAACGGAGGTTGTTTACTACCATGCATTTGGATTAACTGCCGCAACTTATGCAGATTATGTGAGTAGTTTATACGAGAACCACTATTGGAAAAATCTAGTGTTGGGCGAGATAAAAGTTGCCCAAGCAAGAAATGCCAACGACGAAGTAATATACGAAGTCGTCTATAGCAGCGTCATAGACGATCTTCTTAATAGTCAAGGGCAAAGCGTTTCTAAAGCTGTGACCTTGCCTTACCCAATTGATGGCAACACCACAGTATATCCAAACAGTTTGATCAACATGCGTGATCAAGTTATTGATACTGTAGGACAAGAAGGCACAGTATTACCACAATGGATGATTTCAAAGCAGGCCAACGGGCGAGTTTTGGGATTTGTACCTGCGTGGCCAATTGCTTATGCTAAACCGGGCAAAGGCGAGCAGATAGCGTATTACATACGCACAGAGTTCGGACAACAGCTAAACTTAATCGATTTTGAAGTAGATAGATATGAACTAGATAGATTATTGAGCAAAAACTGGGACCCAATTGCTGATAGCACCGGTGGTGCTTGGGAACCAACCCCAGCTGAAACATACTTTGATCTTTCAACTGGGCAAACTACATTTGACGGCAACAGTTTACGCTTTATTGCGCCTGTGGATATGTATAGCAATACTCAAGCCTACGATAAATATCTTGTATTCCCAAAGCGGACCATTTTAGGATAAACCATGACAAGTAACATTAACCCAAATAACATCGACGGCACCTACCCAGTAGCAGGCCAAGATAATAATTCCCAAGGTTTTCGTGATAACTTCACGAACACCAAAACTAACTTTCAGTATGCAGCAGACGAAATCACTGACTTGCAGAATAATGCAATTTTAAAATCAGCATTGGCAGGGACAACCCTAGACAACGACATGCTCGGTAGTTTAATTTACAACGGAACTGTGGCTGATTTTGGGTTACCACGTGTTGACATTGGAACACAAACCGGAAGCCAAACTATCAACTATGCACTGGGGCACTATCAAACTATTACAATTGGCAGCGGCTCAGTGAGCCTGGCATTTAGCAACTGGCCAACAAGTGGTGTTGCAGGTGTCGTGTATGTCCAAGTGACTGCTACAGCAGGCGACACATTGACCTTACCAGCTGCGGTCAGCGTTGGTGTCACAGGCGTGCAAGGTCTTAACACCGGTACCAACGTTCTTACATTTGCGGCAACAGGAACTTATACATTCCAATTTATTAGCAGCAATGGTGGTACCACCATTACCATGTTTGACTTGAATCGTCCTCTGAACGTATTCACAAACAAACTAGGTTACGGCACAGGCGGCGGCGGCACAGTAACACAAACATCGTCACGCACCACAGGTGTAACCATCAACGCTCCTAGCGGTGCTATTACTTTGGTATCCGCAGCAGGCACATCGTCATACACTACGTTCACTGTTACCAACAGCACAGTAGCAAATACAGACGTTGTTTTAGTAAGCCAAAAGTCCGGAACAGACAAATACGAAGCGTTTACTACCGCAGTCGGAACTGGCAGCTTCAATATCACATTCTCAGACGTATCTGGAACAACAACCGAGCAACCTGTTTTCAACTTTGCGGTAATCAAAGGTTCAACTTCGTAACCAAACGATGTTGACAACGCTTTGTTCTTGTTGTAAACTAAGCGCATGGAACACCCTTTAATCCCCAACTTAGATAATTTAAAATTAGAAGAGTTGGGCGCTAAAATAACCGAACTTAACAACAAACTACGAATTGCCCAAAACACGGGCAATGGCCATTTGTGCAACCAAATCAGGATGGCTATAGAAAGCTATCAAGCAAAACATTCCCAACGACTTCAAGAGATGTTCCAAGCTGCCAACAAGGATCTTGGTAAAAATCTCGATGACAAGATTGATATTCAATGAACGTTAGACTACGCTACAACATAACCTTTCCAGCAGGTGCCTGGTTTGATGACGAATTGATGATGACCAATTATACACTGGCGCTTCGTTTCGTTACACAAACAATGGACCCACAAGACCAAAATATTGCACTAGACCGCATAAAGCATTTCTTGCTCAATGAATTGCACAGCACTATTTTTATCAACCAAGCTGATATGGATCGAGCTGAGATCTTTACAGAGGTTGGGCTAAACGTAACAACATTGCCCGAGGAACCAGTTGACCAAGTTGTGGGTATTATGTTGTTCCACAAACTCAATGCTATCATGGAAGGACGAATGCGAATCACTGAGATTAGATTCAGTAGCGAAGCAGGCGATAGTATAGAATATTTCCATAGCGAAAGTGAGCACACTGATCTATTCCCTGCCACTGGTTGGTGGCATGAGCCAACTTTAAAACACAGCGATGTGGTTCTAGACGACGATGATGATGATGATACCAACGTTGTTGTTATTGACACAGATGCCGAATGGCGAGAACAAGAACTAGGTTGGGCCCAAGCAGAAGTAACACAAGACTTGGGACAAGTTGTATTTGCAAACTTCAATCAAAACAGCAATGAAACAAAACACTAATGGCGAAATGATCTTTGGCGAAGAAGATCTATGCGATTTGATTATGCAAGGGCACGACTTAACAAAACTGCCCGGGCTACTTGTTGATCACACAGTTGATTTAGAAACAGCAGTCGCTATACTAGAAGGTGTGCCTATGTTCATTCGCTACAATGAATTAGCAAACGAAAGCATAGGAGATTTCGATCATCGTTGCCAAGACAACTGGAAGATGCCCCAGGAATATAAAGATTTAGACATTGCTGAATATGTGTTGGGTCTTTGTAAGACTGATGCAGAGCTACAGCGTGTAGGGCACGAATTGTTAATGTATCAAGAACGCGATTTGTTTAATTTGTTGCGTTACTTGCACTACCTTGTGAATGTAATGAGAGACAACAATGTAATTTGGGGTGTAGGCCGTGGGTCTAGTGTAGCAAGTTATGTTCTATATCTATTGGGAGTTCATAGAATTAATTCAATGTTCTACGAATTAGACCCAGCAGAGTTCTTGCGTTAAATATCTATAATAACAGGAGATTCTAATGACAACCAAACAATACCGAACAGCAATGGGCAAAACTGTAGACATGGGCGCACTCATGCTACAAAATGAAAACGCACGAGCTGTTGGCAACATGGGTGTAAATGCCCGTGGCGATCGCCTTGACAGTCAAAATCGAGTCATTGATCGCAAAACTCGACAAGTGCAACGCCAACAACAAAAACAAAACAATGTCAGCGGTGAACCACTATTATCCCAAATGCCTTCAAAAACAGTAGAAGCGCAGCCACCGGTCATAGATGATACTTTTAGTGATTTGCCCGAAGACAACGATGTTGTAAAAGACGAAGTGCCAGCAGCAGATACAGGCATGGAATTAAAAGGTGGTCTGGCAGCAGCTATTGCCAAAGCCAAAACAGTTCAACAAACCAAATTACCAACCCCGAGAGAAGCCGCTAAAGCTGGCGGAGTAAGAAAGCTATAACATGACACAAAGACTTGCATTTGAACCGCATCGTTTTAAGAAAGAGCAATTTAAGCCATTGCGCGATTGGGTAATTGCCACAGAGATGAATTTCGAAGGACGGACTCTAAGTTCGGGCGTTATTCTATTAAACGACAACGGTAAGAGTGATGGTATCCGTCCACGTTGGGGTAAAGTCTATGCAGTAGGACCGGACCAAAAAGAAGTATCCGAGGGACAATGGATTTGCGTAGCACACGGGCGTTGGACTCGCGGTGTTAACATCGAAGACGAAACAGGCAAGCACGTTATTCGTCGTATTGACCACAATGACATTTTGTTGGTCTCTGACGAAGAACCAGGATACGACGACACTATATCAGAAGCTGTTTCGGGCAAATAAATGGGTTTCCAAAAGAGATGGGACGTTGGAGAGATTCAACGTCAAATCAACGCCTGTTCGGCACAAATGAACAGTCCATACAACGATGGATTTACCCAATGGCATTGCAAACAAGACTTGCTTATAGTAAAATATCAGCTAGACGAACTCTTAAGAACTGCGGCAAAATATGCAGGTGAAGAAGAGTTTATAGAACAACTCGATAAACAACTAGTTTGGAAAAGACTCAATGAAAAAACTAATCAGTAACACCGGCGGCATGCACACATTCCTGGAAATCAAGCCAGTTGAGGCTGTGCCAGGACTAACTCATTTGCGTATTACTACTACATATGATGGTTCCAAGCACCCAGAAGATGAACGTGTGCATTTTGACTTGTGCCTTGAGCCCACTGATCTTGCTAACATTAAAGCAGCATTGAGCGAATTTGCACTATGATTTTTAACCACGTTAAAAAACTAAAAGCAGAGGGTAAGCGTATTGGAATCACGTTCTCGACTTTCGATATGCTACACGCTGGCCACGTGGCTATGCTCTCCGAGGCTAAGAATCACTGCGACTATCTTATCTGCGGATTGCAAACTGACCCTACTATCGATCGCCCAGACACTAAGAACAAGCCCGTGCAGAGTATCGTGGAACGACAAATACAGTTGGCGGCGTGTCGCTATGTGGACGAAGTTGTGGTTTATTCAACCGAACAAGATCTCGTTGACCTCTTGCTTATCTTACCAGTAGACGTTCGTATTCTTGGGGTAGAATATCAACAAAGCGACTTTACTGGTCGCCACGAATGTGACATGCGTGGTATTGAGATTGTGTTTAATGGTCGCGATCACTCATTCTCTAGCTCAAGTTTGCGTAAACGAGTAGCAGCATCCGAAACAGCAAGATTGCTAAAGGATGAACCGGATCGTGAACAAGATCCCGATTTTAAAAAATGGGATCACCACAATCCGCTAACATGGAATAGATAATGGAACCAATACAGCCACCCAAAGTTATTAAGATATATCAGTTAGTTAAACAAACTGGTATGAATTTTACCTACGGTGGTAGTGGTACCAGCGGATTAGGTGTTGGATTTTATTCTACACTGCAAGAAGCAGAGCACAACCGCACAATGGAATTGCTGAAAGATACAACAACAGGTATCAACAAACCCAAATGGCATATTTGGGAACTTGACATTCCTAACCCCGCATACACAGAATGAAATGTAAAATTTGTAGGCAGGAAATAACTGCCAATTGTGATTATAACCAAGGGCGTTGCCCACACAGGAAACCCATGATCGAAATTCAACCCAAAGATACAAGCAAGGGACATTTTTATGTTAGCCTTGTAAAGAGTTTTCTACGTATTGCCGCCGGCATTACATTGGTACTGGCAGGCAATCAACCCATGCTGTCGGGCTCATGGCTAATGGTAGCAGGCGGGTTGTTTATGGTTGCCGAGTTACTAGGCATCTTAGAAGAGTTGGTATAATGACTCACGCAGAATACTTAGATCGTCTTAGGGCCGCCGGAGAGGAACTACGAAACGACCCTGAGAAACTTAAACGGTTCATGACTGGTCTAGGCTTGTATAAAAAGCGCCGTGTTATTGAAGGCGAAGAGCGCGAACAAGTGCTAACCATGTTGCGTTTGCTCGGCCCCGGAGAACAAAGCAACAACCAACATGTATGGACCGAAAGTTGGCGTGTTGGTA